ACAGCTTTTGTTGATGCTGTGCCTAGACCAGAAATTTTTGTATTAGCAATAGTACCTATACCTAAAGTAATATTGCCAGAAGTTGTTATTGGTGATCCTGAAATAGTAAATTCTGATCCTGCTTGTGCAATACCAACTTGTGTTACAGTACCACCTGACGATGGAGTAACCTGAGTAAAGGTTATTGCAGCAACTCCAATTGTTCCTGAATCAGTAGTACAAAGATGAAAAGAGTCTGCGTTTACACTTCCTTCTTTTACAATAATCATCTGACCTGCAAGTTCGTCAACTGTATCAAAGTCTGGATCACGACTTGCTGTGCCACTTGCTACAACTTTATAAATACCATTTTGTGTATTATCTGATTGGCTCTTAATTAAAACTTTATCATCTGTTGCTAAAGTTACTCCGTCTAAAGTATCACCATTTTGTAAATCAGAAGATAAAGAAATATTACCTGTTGATGCAGCTCTTACTATAATTCTTGTTTTTAATCCTGTTACAAGATTATCAACATAACTTTTAATTGCTACATCACTATTATTACTTGGTGATCCAAGACCTGTTATTGATCCACCAGTAATTGCAACATTACTAGATGCCTGTGTTGATATTGTGCCAAGACCTAAGTTTGTTCTTGATGTACCTGCGTTTGCAACATCACTTAAATTATCTGATGCAGTAAGTTTTGTGTCAATCTGTGTTTGTGCATTGGAAGATAAAGTATTTATAAATTGAAATTCAGAATTTGTTACACTTCCATCTGCAATCTTTGTAGCATCTATTCCTGTTGCTAATTGAGAATTCGATATTGTTCCTGTTAATGATGATGTTGGATAGTTTGTTGCATCGGATAAATTAAATGCAGGAGTAGTGTCTGAGCCACCAAGAGCTAGACTTACACCACCATAATTTACTGTTGAGTTTACGAGTTCGGCATTTTCAACTCCGCCATTTTTAATTGTTACTGCACCAGAAGATACAGAAAAATTATCAGAGCTAAAACTAGCGATACCTTTATTACTTGTAGTAGCATCTTCACCTGCTATTGTTAAAGTTTGACCTGAAGCTGTGGTATCTATACCTTCACCACCTGCTATCGTAAAAGTTTGTGAGTCTAAATCTACTGCACTTGTTCCTGTATCACCTGAGAAATCAAGGTCTTGTCCAGTTACTAAATTTTCAACAAAATTTTTTACGGAGCTTTGCGATGGAGGTAATACTGTGCTTGTACCTAAACTGTTGTCATCAATTACTGGTATTGCAGGATTAGTAAATGGAGAGCCAACAAAGACATCAACATTTGTATCTGATGCGCTTATTGTACCACTATCAAAAGTAAAATTAATAGTTGTGTTTGTAGAAAAAGAAGAAGAAGCAATCTTACCATAAATTGTTCCAGTATTACTTCCAACAATTTTTATTCGTCTGTCTGCATGATAATCGGCTGTAACATTTGTCGATGCAACAGTAACCGAAGTTGCTGAAGCTCTTGCAAAAGTACACGCACCATCACGATCACCAACAATAAACCATTCTTTGTCATTTAAAAAAGAACGAATATCACTTAATTGGTTACGCATTGCATTGTTGACATTAGATGGTGGCATCCCTTCTGCAATGCTAATGCTATTAATTGTTGTATTGTTAGCTGCTGTTGTTGAATAATTGCTTACTGTCATTGTAATAATCCTCTATTTTCTAATGCTTGATTTTGATTTTGTAATAATCCAAATGGTCTTGCGATTCTTCCTGCGGTTGCTACTCTTGGAATATTTCTTCCTATTAAATTTGATGCTTGACCAAGTTTAAATGCTGTTTCACCAACAACTCTTGGAGATTGTGCAGCTAGTAATGGAATGCTTGTAAATGGATCAATAACTCCTGTTGCTACTCCACCTATTGTACCTGTGCCACCAAGTTTTCCTAAACCTTGCGGAGTAAATTGACCAAGACTTTGACCTGCAAGTGCAGGTATAATATTTTTATCCAATCCTGCTTCATCTAATTTTTTTACAAAATCAAATCGTTGTCCAAAATTTGTGTTAACATTATCACGCATTACTGATTGTAATTTTTTTAATGTCGTACCAGCAGCTCTTTTATTTCCTAGACTTAATTCTTTAATTAATTTTTGTTCAAGACTTACAGCTTCCTCGTATGCTTTCATTACATTTTTATAATCAGGTACAGCTTTTACGATTGCATCTTTAACAACATTTCGTATTTGGGTTACAATTACTCCTGCATCACCAACTTTTAATCCAGTTGGATATTCGGCATCAATTTTCTTTTTAAGCATATCAATACCTTTTGCATTGTGTAATGATTTATTTGCTTTCCATCTTTCAACAATTTTTTTAATTGCTTTTACTTTGTTGATTGCGTTTTCTGATAGTGTAAATTCACCTTTATATTTTTTTGTATCTATTAAATCATCAATCGCTTTTTCTACATTTGCAAAATCTATTGCTTCATCTCCAAGTTTTAATTCATCAATACCTTTAAGATAATCTTTTTTAGATTTTTGCTGTAATGCTTTCATACTTGCAAAAGCATCACCGATAACTGTGTCAGAAGGAACTTTACCTCTCATGTTATCTAAAAATGTATCAGCTCTTGCGCCACCTTCTGCTCCTGATTGGAATGCTTCTGATACTGCACGACCACCTGCACCAGTTGTCATTCCTAATACTTGTGAAACAGGTTTTGATACAATAGGTGAAGCTGCGGCTACACCTTTAGCTGCAACATTTATTGGATCGACAACCTTGCCAACTGTTGATGCAACTTTGCCAACTGTACCTGCTGCTGCTGGTAACTTAGCTGCTAGTGTACCACCACCAGTTAAAACAACTGATAGATCACTTAATAAACCAACTGGATCAGTAGCAAGAGTTTGTTTTATATTTTCTAAACTTCCGTATCGTTGTTTATAAAAATCTCCAACAGCTCTTGCCAATGCTTCGTTTTCTTGTTCACCTTCTGTAAATAATTGTACTGTACCAGAAACAAGCTGACCAATAGTCTTTGCTGTTTTGATTGGACTTAAAAAAGGAGTAATAATATCACTTGCAAATTGTTTTGCACTTGAAGGTATGTTTGTTAATGCCTGAACAAATGTATTTCTGTCAGGATTAAATTCATTCAAATATTTTTGTGCAGATTGCGATTGGTTATCTGCTGCCAATAAATCATCTACTGATATACTTCTAGTTGCCATCTTTACTTCCTAAATCTAAACCGATTGCTTCGGCATTATTAATGATAAATAATTTTTCTTCTTTTGGAGCTGACGCAAAGTAACTTACTAAAGCATCATCATCTAAACTTTCATAATCAGAAACATCATAAATGTCATTGAGTACACTTTGTGATGCGTTATTTTTTTCTTCTGGTGAAGCATTTGCTTTATCAAAACCAAAAGATGTTTGACCAGTAAAACCTTCCATGTTGCCATCGTTTGCGTAAAAATAATCAGCAGCATTTTGTTTTGCTTGTGCCATATTTAATAATTTTTCTTTAAGTCTTTGTAATCTTTTAATGTTCACACTTTCATCAAGTTTATTGTTAAAAGATGCTTCTACTAATTTACGACCTTCGTTTTCTGTAAATTGCGCACCCAATGTTGCTCGTAAAGATTGAAAGACAATACTATTAATATCATCTTGAACTCCAACAGCTTCAGGATTAATAAATACTGATAATAACGGAGGAATATTTCCAACAACACTCCCTGTAATATTATCTTGTTCTTCTAAAATTTTTATTACATCGTCTAATTTATCAACATTTTCTTTCACTTGTGCAAAACCACCAGATATTGTCCACTCATTTACTGTTTTTGCAGCAGCTTGATTTAATGCAGTAAATCCTTTAGATTGATTACCTGCCATGTTAAAGACATTACCACTTGCAGATATAATTGGTTTTATTTCACCAGTAACAGTATTTCTGTTTGCAGGAACTTTTCTTGTTCCACCTTTTCCATCTGGTACTTCAATCATTACTTGTTCAAATTTACCAACCTGACTTTCAGCAAGTTTTAATTTATCTTTTGCTAATTGATTTGCTAAATCTTGTTGAACTGCTTTATTGCTTTCCTCAAAAGCTAATCCAAGTGCTTGACCAAATCCAACAGGAGTTGTTGAATATCCACTTGCTTTTAACAAGCCAGTTATAAATCCTTGACCTGCTGGTGATTGTGAAAAATCTATTAAACCTTTTCCAATTTGACTTGCTTTATCTTTTATTGTTTTTGTTTCTTGTGGTGTTTGTTGTCCGACTTGATTTATTAATCCTGAAGCTTTTAAATATTCTTCTTCTGTATTAAGTGATGGAATATTAGATGTTTTAGTTTTTTGACCTTGTTGATTCATCATGCCTGAAGCTTTTAAGTATTCTTCTTCTGTATTAAATTGAGGTATCTTTGATGTATCTACTGGTGGATTTTGAGTTTCCAATTCTTCAGGATAATCAAATACTACCTGACCATTTACAATTTTTGCATACTGTCTTAAATTTTCAGGTATTTTTTCTAATGCAATATTTGGATCGGTTAAGTTATTTCTTAAGTAGGGGTTGTTAATGTTTTGATCAACAAACGCACCACTTGATCTAGTTGGTGTATTTCTATTTAATAAACCTTGATTCATTGCGTTATTAAAGGCAACTACACTAGGAGGATTTGCTGCAACTCTTTTATCTGTGCTTAAACCATAAACATTATCAAGTAATGATCTTCCACCAATAGGAACACTTGCATTTTTTGGTAATGGTATTCTTTGATTTGTAAAACCCATAAACGGAGCTGTAAAAGTACCTTTACTTGGATTAATAGAATATCCTGCGAAGCCACTTGGATTTTGAATAATTTGTACCATTAGAAAAATCCTCCAAGTAATCCACCACCGATAGCACCAGCCATCGGACTAAAACCAGATATTTGACCACCAAGATTTGCACCTGCTAATGCGCCACCAAGTAATCCTGCACCTGTGTTTCTAAATACAGGTTGTGTTGATACAGTTGTTGTTGGAACATTTGCACCAAGAGTACCAAGATATTCTCTTAATTTTAAGAATGGTCTTTGTTGTTCAAAATCAAATCTAGCAATAGCATCTTGAAGTTTAGCCATTTCTAGTCCTTCTCTTGCTTGTCCAATTTGTCCAAGTTGTGCTATGTCTGAATAATCCTCTCTTGCAAGTTGTGGAGCAAGTTGTGTAGCATCAAACTGTCTTTGTCTTTCTGCTGCAAAGTTATCAGCAAATAATCTATTCTGTGAATCTGCTAATTGTTTTGCAAGTATTTCTTGATTAGCTCCTGATCCTAAACGACCAGCTCTTGAAAACTGTGATTGCACTTGGCTTGTAACATTATCTGCTACTTGCTGTGCAACATTTTGTAAAAATGGATTGGAAGTAGGGGATAGATAATCGCCTTGTAATATTTTATTTACTTCACCTTGTGCCGAGCCAAGAAGGGGGTTTCCTTGTAATGCTCGTGCTTGTCCTAATTGTAATGCTGCTTCTGTTTGCGGAGCAAAACCTGTGTAAGTTGCTTCAGGAAAATATTGTGGAGTTTGCGACTCAAATAAATCCTGACCATAATCTATTGCTTGTTGATAATATGGTCTTATAAATTCACTTGGCTCTGCCGAAGTTGTTGTTGTTACATTTGTTGGGTTACTACCTTTACTCATAAATCTTTCCTAATAATAAAAACTGGTTGATTATAACCATGTAGTTTTCTGATCCATCCTTTGCGACCTGCCACTTCAATAGCATCACAGCCATTGCGTTTTGCAAAATCTTCTATTTTCGTTTGTATGTCGGTCAACCAATGACCTAGATTTTTTCCTCCTGCGAGAAAGTATCGTAATATTTTTTTTTGTGGATACTCAGCCATTTCTGTAATGACCGCACATTCCACACCGCCTTGCCAACTTATCCAAAGTTGAAAGAAATCTTTTTGTATTCCTTTGTATATATCATCAAGATTGTAAGTATCATCCAAAGCTTTTTCTAAAAATGGTTTACAATCTTTCCAAACAAAATCTATGTCTTGCTTTGGTACTTTAACAATCATCCAATAATAATGTACGCAAAGTTTTGATCATTATTACTTGAACTTGCGTGTGTTAATGTAGCTGATCCACTTGCTCTTGCAGAAACAAATAAATCATTTTCTGCTGTCTTGCCATTTGCTGTGATTGGCATAAAGACAATAACACTATCACCACCAATCCTTGCATCTGTTAAGGTTGTTGATGTTGCACTAGCAGTTAGTGTAATTGTTCCTGTACTGTTTAGTTTGCCATCCATTACATTATTTAATGTTGAACTGACTAATCGTAAATGCTGCGAGTTGTCTGGCATTGACAATGGCACATTTAAAAACTGATTGGACATTATCTTTTACCTTCAGGTCTAGCTTCTATGTCAACTCCGAGCATATTCGTAAAATTACCATTCACACTTACACGAAGTCTGTGGTAACGATCTGTTGTTCGCAATGGACAATTACCAGAATCATTTTGTGTAATTGCTGTTCCTGTACTAACAGCATTTGCTTGTGATGGTCGATGGATTGGAGTTACAGTTATTGTTGTATCTTCTCCATTTGCATCAACTATTGGTATTGCATTTATTAATGTACTTCTTCTTCCGTCAACACCTTCAAATTCTGTTGTATCAACTGTTGCTGATAAAGAAGCTCCTAAAAATTTACCAAATTTTTTTTCTGAATTAAAACCTGCAAGACCAATAACTCCTTCATCATAAAAGAATGAGTCTAATGATCGTGGTAATCCGTCTAATGTTCCAAGAACATCTAAACTTTCTAATGTGTTAAATGCTTCTTGTGATGCACTTTGCACAAATGTTAAATCCTGACCTGATCCTGTTGACCATCTATCAGTAGAATAATTATAAATTAATAACTTATTATTAATAAAATCTGTTCCAGTTGCACCATCACCACGATATGACCAAACAACAATACTATTGTTCGGATCAATCGCACTTGTAATTCCTTCAAGATTAGAAGTAATGTCGTTGAAAAAAAATTCGTCAACTTTACCATTACCAATCGGTGTAAGCTGCTGACCTCCTGTTAGTTTATAAAATCCATCTTGTGCTAAAAAGAATATTTGATTACCAAAAGATGAAACAGATCGTGGAGCAAAAGCACCAATGTTATCTGCAATCTTATTGAAAGTAAAAATTAATGGTGTACCAACATAGTCAGCTCTATAAATAGCTCTTTCCATGAAGATAATACCAAAACTTTCTCCACCAACCATTGCTTGAACTGATCCATGCGTTCCAACAATATCTTGAAAACCAGATTGTGTTGCTTGGCTAGGAGTCCAAGTTGAACTATCATTAAGTCCAGACCACTTTACTCTTTGATTGTAAACTGTGCTTGATTCAGTTGTGTAACCTGCAAAAACAAAATCTCTTATTACCGCAAGATACTTTGCTTTAATTGTAACACGATCTGAAAAAGCTGTATCTGTTCCTTCTTCAAACTTTTGAATATTGTCTGCACCATTTGTTGCAATAATGTTTGCACCAAATTGTGTAAAGCTCCAAAAATCTCTACTACCAGCAGTTATTGATCCGTTATATCCACCTGCTTTACTTTTATCTTGAAAGACTAAGTTACTATCCATTTGATATAATTTACCATTATCACCTGCATAGTTTGTTGTGCCTGAAGCAGAAAAACTTGTAAATAATCCAACTGGTGTTCCAGTTAATCCTGTTCCACTTAGAGCAGTAAAACTTGGAATGCTTTTGTACCCTTTTGCTAAAGGAATAACATTATCAACTTTTGTTGCGCCACCATTTTTTAATGTTGGTAAATCTGCCAACAGTTGTCCAAACTCAATCATACAACCCTTCTAGCTGACATTTGCAACGGAGCTGCCGATACACGACCTCTCTGTGCTGATTCGTTTGCTGTTCTTACTCCTTCTTTATAAAGCGATGACCACACAGCCAATCTTTCATCTTGCATAAGAAATGGCGATGTTTCTGCTAATGATCCATATAAATATAGATCAGGAAACTCTGTTAAGAGATCATTAGTTGTGTTTGAATCTGACAAAGCAGTTGGTCTTTTAAAAAAACCAAGTTCTAAAACATTTGCGCTATCTGGCTCATGTCCTAAATAAATTTTTTTACCAACAATCGTATAGTAAACTGGCATCCCACTTCCTTCACCTGCATTATACACACGAAAAAAATCAGCAGGACTCATGTATTGCAACATTGTGTATGGTGATGTTTGTAACATAGCATATCGAAGTTCTAAATATCCTGTTGGTAAATCATAAGATTGTGTACCTGCAACAGTTGTAATAGAAGTATCAACAGTTTCCATTTCTCTTATGCGTAAATCTCTTGCGTGTCTTGTTTCTGCTAGATCAATAAAAGTATCAATCTGTGCAGTTAAATCATCACGATTTAAGAAACTTGCAATCTCTGTTTTTAAATTTGCGTATGTATCTAGTGCCATTATACTTTCTTCGGATAAATTTTAAACTTTTCATTATCAGGATCATTCAGCCATTTAAAAAATCTTTCACGATCTTGTAACTGACCACTCATTGTCATAATCCCTTGTTTTGCTAATTGCTGAACAACTATTAAAGGCAATGATGCAACTTTATACATCTTTGCATCTTGCATACCTTTTACTTTGTATGCACCTGCGTTTCTTTCAATTTTATTTCTTTCTAAAATTCGTGAAACATCTTGATAGTTTTCGATATGATATTTTCCTTCACTACTATCAATGTGCATTTTTGTTTTTACTGGTGATTCTTCATTACCAGTAAAATCTATTTTTTTGGTCATACACCTTTAACTGCTGCTGCAATCATTTTATCAACACTATCTTGCATTGATAGTCCTTGATTTTCTGTTCTTCTGTAACCAATCTTAAACATACGATCACCACCAGAAGTAGTCTTACTTTGAACTTTACCACTACCTCGTGATATATTCATATTGTTCTGACCTCTGTTGTGCATACTTAAAGTTTTTGGCATAGAATATTTTTTAATTCCTTCTTTAAAAACTTCTGACATTTGTTCCTCTCTTAAAGTTAAAAGGAGCAGGTAAAGACCTGCTCCTAAGTAAATACTTACGCAGTATTTAAGTTAAAGATACCATAGTTGGCATTTGGTGAACGACATACAAGAGTCCACTCAGCTAATAACAATCTCTTATCGTTATCACCTGTTTTTGATAGTTCTTGTGTTTCGAATGGTCTTAGGAATGCAACTTCCCAAGTGTCCATTTGAAGAATATCAACTCTAGTGTTTATTGAATGTCTATCAGGGATAAAGCTTACTTCACCGAAGTCTGATACATATACATCTACCGCACCGATAACTGTCATATCGTCTGCGTTTTTGTATTGTGTAGCAACTCCGTTAAAAGCAGATGCTAATACTTTATTCGCTGGACTCATTAATACTGTGTCAGGGTTTCCACCTAGCTCGTATGATTTTTGTAAACCAGCTTTAAGTAAAGCTTCTGTGTAAGTTCTATTTGTACCACCAGATATTGCCGTAGCACCATTACCTGTTGGAGTAGCAGAAGGAGAGCCGTTCTTAGAAAAGTTATTGGCTGCGGTTGCACCGCCAGTACCAGTAATATTTCCTCCGTACCAAGTTCCAACGGATGCAGATTTTCTTGCAGCCGAACTTGATCCTGTTGCTTTTGCTTGTTCAACTCCGACCATGCCGACTTCCATATCTCTTTTTAGAGCTTTGCCGACTTTTGCCAATTGATAAGCAAGTTCATCACCTCTACCTGCATTGTCAACTGATCTATCTGTGCCAGATACGATAATTGCTTCTGCTGATATTTGTGTTCTATTGTTAAGACGATCCGTAGGACTAATTGCAGTTCCTCCGTAATCATCACCTTCTATTTGAAAGTTGTTAGCTGCTGCTCTCAATCCATCAGTTTGCCACTCATGGAGAGTATTAGTAGCTGTACCTTTTGCTGCGTTAGTCATAAAAGGAGTTTCAGTTGGACTAATGTTATAAATTACATCCGCTAAATCTTCTCTTATACCAACAGCATCATAGGTATCAAATGTGTTGCTCGGTTGAGCCATCGTAACCTCCGATTAATTATTAGATAACATTGCAGACAACACCTTTTGTGCATCTTTCATATTACCTGATTTTTTTAATTGCTTCATGCGATCATTTACACGCAACTGCTTATCGGTAGATCGAGTGTTGTTTTTACCTTCTGATGATAAAACACGATTTGTGGGTTTAACTTTTTTACCTTGTAAGTTTTTCTTTTCTAGCAACTGATTATACTTCATTGCATCATGTAGTGTTTTAACTGCACGATGATCAACAACCATGTTGACTTCTTGCTCTGTATAACCTTGCTTCATAGCAAACTCACCAATATCTTTCATAATCTTAGGAGCTTTTTTTTCATCACCAAATATCGGCATCACTTCAATCAGCTTCCCTCGTTCATTTTCGATATGATTTTGATAAATCCGTTCCTGCTCTTTTCTTTGTTCCTGTGCTAACTTCTGTTTTTCTTGCTGTACTTGTAATTGCAATTCTTTTTTGCGATCATATTCAGCTTTCTTTACAGCATAGTCTGTTGGATCAGTTTGAGCTAGTGTAACCCAATCTATGTTATCGTCAGTTTGTAAATTTTGCTCTACAACCTGAAGTTTTTGTGCGTATTCATCACGCATTTGTTTTACTGCTTGTTTGTCTTTGGAAATCGCATCTATTTCAGAATCTAATGATCTTCTTTGGCTGCTAAGTTCCATCGTCTTTTTGGTATAGTCCGATCCTTTAGAGTAACCTTCCTTCAACTCATCCAAGCTGACTCTTTGAGATTTACCATTCACAGTAATATCAAATAGTTCTTGTTCGTTTTCCGTAGTGGTTTCTTCGTTATCAACTAAATCTTCATCCGAAATATCATCTACTGACAATTCATTATCTTGTTCAAGAGTGTCTTGTGCAGCTTCTTTTACTTCTTCTTTTGGCTGTTCTTCGCTTCTTGCAGTATTAATAAGATTAGCGAATGCCTGTTGTGTTTCCTGTATCGAATTGGTTGGTTTTGATACAGATTCCGCTTGGGGATTATCTGACATAAAACTCCTATTGTTTTTTGTTTAGTTTGCCTGTTTCCATCACAGACTTGATGTTCACTAAAAGTAGATCAAACATTTTACCCATGAGATAAATTTTTTCTCTACCTTCGGAATCTCGTGCAGGTGAATTTAAAAACTCACCATATAATTCTTGTTTTATTTGTTTAATTGCATCCTGAAATACAGGATTTTCTAAAATATTTTTTGCTAATTCAGTTCGTTGTTTTTCTTGTTCAGGTGTCATCTTCCTCCGTAAAAACCACCAAGAGTTTTACTGAATTTTGTTTGACCTTGATTTGCAACATTTCTTGCAATATTTTTAGCAACGGCAGATTGATATGCTGTATCATCTCTGCGTCTTACACCATCGTCAGTAATAACTAATGAACTTCCTCTTACATCAACTGGCTCTGTACCTTTTTGACCAGTATTAACTTGTTGTGTTGGAGTGCTGTAAACTTGTTTACCTTGATCATCAACTATGTTTACACCTTGTGCTGCGTTACCAATACTACCTAACATATCACCAACCGTACCTTTTGTAAGACCATCATCAAGCATTACACCTCTTACTTGGTTTAGATAATTTTGAGGATTATACATTGTAAAGATATCTCCATTTCTAAAACCAAATGCTAATGGATTAAAATTTTGACCATAAAAATTTGGATTACTTGTCTGTGCTAAAACTGTGTTAACAGCCGTATTAAATTTATTTCTTCTTCTTGCATTACCACCTGTAAAAGCATCAAAAATACCTCCTAATGTTGGAGTAAATGTTTTATCTTCAAATTCATAAATTGGATTACCAAACTCATCAACACCTGCTTCGTATTTATCTAAAAATCTTGTTGCACCAAACATATTGTCTTGACTTCTTGCCATATCATCCAATATTTTTTCGCTTTCAGTTCTTGTATCTATATTTTCATCATCATCACTTCCGCCACCTAAATTAGTATAATTACCATCAAATTGATCTATTGGCTGACAAACTCCATCAATTAATTGATACCCTGCTGGACAAGGATCAACAACTGGATCAGTTTGTACTGGCGGATTTAAAGGCGGAAACTGTTGACCTTCTTCTCGTAAATCAAATATCGGATTTATTGCAGGAGGTTTTTCATACGGCTTGTTAATATAATTATTTATTATATCTTGTGCCGTTGCAGATTGCATAAAAGGACTAAAAGTTACCATTAGTTTAATCCTTGCTGCACAATTTTACTTGCGAGTTTTTCTTTTTCCATATCTAAATTATCTGTGTCTTTCACAACTTGTGTTGCGAGTTTTTGTTCTTCTAAATCTAGTTTCTTTGCTTTTATTGTTGAATCAACTTGTAATTTTTTATTTGCTAATTCTAATTCAGCAGCAGCTTTCTGTTGTCTTAATTGAATATCCTGTTGTGCCACCTGCAATGCTGGATCAACTCTTGGTTGTCTTTGTTGCGGTTGAGGTGGAACAGTAGCAGGATTATTGAAAAATGGTGATGCATCTTTATAACCTGAGTTTTGTAAATATTGTTCAAGAGTATTGTATATATTTTGCGGACTCACCATGTTCAAACCACCTTGTGCAATCATCTTTTCTTGCACAGCAAGAACTCGTGCTAAAACATTTAATCGCTGATCTTGATTTCCAGTTCCAAGTCCAACTTGTACTGTTACATCATAACGATTAAACCATTCACGAGGATTCATTGGCACAAAATCATTATTAATTCTAATTAATCTTTCCGCATCCTGATATTCACAAACAATCGCAAAGATTGTTTTAAAAATATCTTTTACTCCTTCTGCAAAGTTTCTTGCAATGAGTTCTATTCGTTGTGTTTGCGCCATCATCATTTGATTTGTTGATGTAGCAGTTGTGTGTGATTTATTTATGGTGTCAGCATTTAAACCCATCTGCTGCTTGGCAACACCTGTTCTTGATTCTTTTATTTCATCAATCTTTTTCATCATTGCCAAACCTTCATTTAAAAAGTTTGGTGTTTGCATCGGTGTTACAGCATTTGGTGATTTAACTCTTACGACTCCACCAGCTCTGCTCGTTAATAAATCATCTAAATTTGCTTGACCATCCACAACAAGAGTTCTTGCGTGGTTTTGGAAATACATATTATCGAGTGTATTTCGTAAAATGGTTGATGATACAGCTTGTATATCAGCAATCAGGTCATAAAAACTTAAACCAAAAAAACGATACGGCATAGGAATAGCTCGTACCATCGTTAAAGGTATAAAAGGTATTTCTTCGTTCTCTAGAAGCTTGTAATTATTATATCCGTTGCCACCAACAGTAACTTTTCTTAGTTCAGCAATACCATCACCATCCATATCAACTTTGATATAACATTCTGTTACATTCACTACCGCTTGTGATGGATCGAGAGTGCTTACATTCAAATCTGTTGACGCATCATCGTAACTTCTTCGTGTAACAGCTTCCGTATTAAACACTTCTTCGTCTGATACAGGTAAATCATTTACGATTTTTGGATCGTAACCCATATCAATAAGCTCTGATCTCGTTTTATAGACTCTGTGAGCTATAAAATTACAATCTTTCATTGAAGTTGCTCTTTTACTTACCAAAATATCTTCTGGCGGCACACTTTCAATTTTTACTCTGCCTAAATCTTTGTTTCTAATTACTTCAACATCGTATTTGGCAGAAAAAAGAGCATCGTCAGATGGTTTCTCATCGACTTTTGTTATCTCAACCTCTGTATCAAGGAGTAGTGAATTGTATTCAATTTCTGTGAGGTCTTGATATTGCTCTTTCTTCTGTTCTTGTGATGTACTCCAATAGATTTTGCAAAAACCATTCTTTTGAAGCAATGCCGTTTTAAACAAATCGTATAAAATATTAAAACCATCGTTATCTTTATTAAAAATATGATTACAATAGTTTGATATACTCTCTGCAAACCTGCTATCTTCTGGTTGCGTTGGCTCAAATCTTACCATGCGATCACTTTGTGTAAACATTCGCATTAAACTTGGTAAAACTGACTCTACTGTTTCCAATAATTCTTGTGTAACAACAGCACTTCTGCCTTCAACCTCGTTGCCGTATGGCTCACCGAGATAATATTTTAGTGATTGCTGTCGTTGTTCCGATAAATCGGAGGTGTAATACCCTAAAGAGTTTTGCACCTCTTGTGATATTACTTGTAATAATTCTGAATCTGTTTTTTTTGCCATTTAATTAAATCCAATCAATAGTTGGTAGTCCATTGTAATTAACATCGTAAATAAACCATGCAAAAGCCATTAGACCACCTTTACTGTCATTCTTTTTAAAACCTAATCTTCTTGAAAATATTAAAACTTTTTTTAATTTTTTTTGGTTAAACAAAACTTGTGATCTTTTTTTGCCTTCTAAAAAAGATAACTTACACAATAGAGCAAGTTTATTATTTACATTTTTTAAACCATGTAATGTAAATTCAGTTGCTAAATTAAAAGGTGGATTTGTAATAATATTATCAACTTTTTTATGTGTAAGTAAGAAATCTTTTACTTCTCCATATCCTCTGTCAATTAAATCTGAACTGTAAACTGTATAACCTGCTTCTTTTAATGGTTTAGATATTGCTCCATTTCCACAACTACATTCCCAAATATCACCATTAAATTTTTCATATTTTATTAAATCTTGAATTGCATCGTTTGGAGTTTCATAAAAATCATTATCAAATCTATCATCATTTTTATTATGTCCGATATAAGATAAGGTGGTTGATTTCATCACATTATTCCTAAATTCGGATATTTAATTTCTGTACTCCAATTTGTTGATGTATTTAATCCAACAGCCAAATATCTGAAAGCATCCGCACTATGCGAAGTCCAATCATGTACTGGTCTATTCTTAACTTCTCCTCGATCAGTTGTACTCCACCGATATTGACGAAGCGCATCTAATCCTAATTTTGTTTTTTCGTGATCAAACCAACATCGTGATAAAATCATTCGTACTGCATTAATGCCATCATCTATTGGTAGCTTCGGAACGATACTTGTTACCAGACCTAAACTCTGTGCTGTTTCTATTCTTGATACTCCAGTTCCAATTTCTCGAACACTTGCATCGTGAGGAAAGTAATGTGTGTCATACACATAACCTTTATCTTGCAGCATCCCTGCATAGTATTCTAAACCTTCACCGCTATCTTCTTCATAATCAATCAAATGCAAAGCACTTCCTACTTGCTGCACAAACCAAATCGAAGTTTTATCTGCCATTCCTAAATCCCAAAAAGTATTAACTTTATGCTTGGAGTCATAGGGAACTTTGGTAACTCTGTTTTGTTCGTCAGCCAGATTTAAGCTTTTGCCGTAGATTGAGCCGATACCTGCGCTATCAAACGAGCATTCAAACTCTGCTTCATAGATTTCAGGTGGCATTAACTTCTTAGCTTCGCTTAATTCTTCTTCGTTGACTATTCCTGTTTCACTTGCCTTAAAAGATTTTGCATACCATTGTTCATGGTGTTGTCCGTAATCAAACAGCTCCCAAAAACTATTTCTTCCAGCAGGTGTTCCAATACTAATCATCCAACCTTCACGATCTACTAATGCAGGTCGTACAATTTCTGTCCATAGATTGCTTGGCATCTGACTTGTTTCATCGAGAACGCATCCATCCATGTATAATCCTCTAAGAGTATTTGGTCTTTCGCAACCCAAGAGCTGAATACGACCACCATTCGGTAAATCACATCGCAGCTCTGTTTCATGGTATTGCACATCTGGGAGGACATCTGTGTAATATTTTAAATAATCCCAACAGTTTCTTTTTGAAATCGAATATGTTGGCGAAATGTAGTAGTATCGTGGATTAGGTAATTCGTTTTGCAAACACTTCTTAATCATTTCATTGATGCAAAGAACTGTTTTACCAAATCTACGATGACAAACTAATACATTAAATCTCTTTAATGACTCGTGTATTTCTTTTTGCAGTTGTCTTGGTTTATAAGGAATAGTAATTTTTTTCATGTATTACTCTCCTGTTGTTCTATGCACTCAATACTAAATCTAAAGTAAACATTTAGTTCATGCTTTTTCCATTTGGCAGCCAAGTCCAAGCATTCTTCTTTTGCCATTGGTTGCTGTAAAGCCATCTGGTTTCCTACATAAACCCATTCTGTTCCGTTATATCCCCATAGACTTATGACCAGTATAAATACCTTAATCACTTCTGTTTAAGGAAATCATTCATGCGAGAAACATCTTTGCCTTTAACAACTCCTTTTCCTGAGTTATCGGAAAAGTTTGATTTGTTGTTTAAAGCTTGTACTAAGTCCGTGAAGGAAATTACCTTCGGCTTATTTTGTTTTGGTTTCTTTTTTGTCATAAAGTCCGTAAGCAAATTTGTTTTGTGTTGAAATAACTCCCAATTATAATGACACGATGGCTTGGGGGTTGCTTAAATTTTTTGGCGGATTTCCGCCATTTTACATGACAATCACATGACAAGTAAAAAAAATGGCTGTTTTCTGCGGTTATTTGCGGTTGTCATAACCGATAACTACAAAAATACTGCAAAAAAATAATATTTTCTGTGGTAAAATATATAATTTTTGGCGGTTTTCTGCCATTTTTGAAAATTTTTTAAGGTTTTTTGTGTCAAAAAGTTTTTTCCGACCGAATTAACACGCAATTATCCTTATATTTCAACAATAAAACTATTTATCCTTTTTATTTGCAGTAGTGCCTTTTAGTTTCTTTTTAACCCTAAACCCATCCATATCGTTACCAATACGAAACTCTCCTGATAACACATCAACAATGCGTAATAGTTCTATTTCGTTATCACTAATGGATTGTCGGTAATCTGGTAATACTTCTTTCAGTTTCAAATTGTTTAACAAACTCTTTAATCTCTCCTGCACTCTCAAAGCTTGTAAAGTGTGCAATAAGTTCTGGCTTATGAGTAATGCTATTTGTTATTAAATAAAATGTAACAAATGGATCGTTGTCATTTAATATTTCTTCATCCATTTATTTACTCCATTCGATTGAAAACTTCTCACCCTTGTTATTCGTCAATGATAGTTGTTGCTTGTCAGTACCAAATGTTTTTGGACTTAACTTGGAAGCTAGGAATTGTTTATGCCTAACTAAAATATCTAATGCTTTGATGCTGTTGAGATTAGCTGTTTTATTATTTGCATCTTTAATCATATCTTTACATTGATCTTCAACGGCATCTAAAGTGTAATGTATGCCATCACTCTTTGCTTGTTCGTAAGCTGTTCGTAGATCAGGTTTTTCATTCATCCATTTACGAAATGTATTCCATGATAGATTTTCTTTCGCTATTGCTTTTCTAATACTATCACCAGTTGCAAGTGCTTCTAATATTCTTTTAATCGCATTGCGTGATTGGTTATACTTTGGCGGTCTGCCATTAACTTTTGTAATTTTATTCATAATGTTTGGAGAAAAAAGAAACTTCTTCGAGCTTAATAATAAAATAGATTAAAATTGTCAAAACTGTCAATAAAAAAAAATATTTTTTTATTCATACTTTGGAGCAATGAGTCGGTACACTTTTTGTTTTTCTTGTAACTTAAAATTTAATTTTATTTTTAAAATAATTGTCATTAATATTTCGCTATATTTATTTTTTACTTTTCGTCTATCAAGTGCAATCATTCTTCCAATCTTACTCCATGATAGTCTTTTACCTCTTAACCAAACAAGTTTACGATCATCTTCATTATTAACTAACTGTATGAGCTGTAAAGCTAATTCCCACCTTGATATACTTCTTGGAGTAATGCTTATTTTTGGCTCACTATCGCCATAATTCAGCCAATCAACTCTATTCATTTCCATCCAAAAAGTTAATTTTTGCTTACGAATTGCATTAGGTAATCTTTCGTCAGTACGAAAAGCATCATAATATAATTGGTCTAAATCATGTTCCGTTATCCGCATAAAAACTTTGCTTCTGAGAGTGCTGCTTGTTTCGTTTCTTTGTTATCTAATAATTCTAGCCATTGAGAGTATTGATCACGAGATAATCTTTTAGCCATCAACCTTGTATATTTGTTCTCCATGTTTTGATGATAACTAAGACCATTGTTAATTGTGGCTTTGTAGTAAGGATTAGAATTCTTTGCTAACTTCTTAATTGTTTTATTTATATCTATATTAATAGTAGGTTTAGTAGGAGGTGAAGGTTTGTTCATAGTAAATGTATTTGATACGAAAGATTCTTCATAGTTTTGGAAAGAGTCAGTTGATAACTTGTAGTGATTTTTGCCTTTTATTAACAACTTAATAACAAGTTTGTGCTTATGTAATTTTGCTGTGGAGAGTTGTACTTGTCGTAGTGATAATCCTGTTAGATGTACCAACCGCCTGTTTGTTGGGTATATTTGCTTTGTTTTTTCGTTTCTGTGGTCTAATAACCAATAAGCGACCTTGACATCGGAAATACTAAAAGTTTTGCTGTTACCTAGTATTTTGCCAATAAGTTTCCACTTTTCAAGCATTCTTGCTCCGCAGCTAGGAAACAATCTTTGTAATAGCTTGACCAGTAATTCTGTGTTTCCTCAACAATTTTTGCGTAATGTTCGCCTTTATTTTTAAGGAACTGTTGTGCTAGTTCTTTTTGTTTCTTTTTATTATCTAATAGTTGTGCTTGTTTCAAAATATTCTCCCTGATCTGCAATCACACATGGAAAACGAACAATGATGCAACCCTTCGGAATATATATCTCTGTTCCTTTTTCTTTTATTTCTGGGTTAAAATCTTTGCTGCAATAAAGAACATAATCATCTTTATCGTTTGGGTTTTCTTCCATCCAACCAACATTTATGTTGATAGATGACTTACCATCCCAATCTTCTTTCCAAATGCCATCACCTTCTGTTGGATCTTTCCATATTACAAAATAACAATTTTTTGCTAGTTCTCTTGATGTTTGAAGATAATCCATGCGAATAATTCTACACCATAGGTAGAATAATTACAAAGTGTAAGTTTTATGCAATTAATATGTACTTTATATGTCTATTGTGTATAAATATTTAATGTCTATGAAATCACCATATAAATTTACAGGAAACGGAATGCACAATTTAGCTGAGATTTTTAAGCGAGAGAAGGTTAATGGCAAATCACAAAAAGATGCTGCCGAGTATTTAGGTATAGATCATCGATCTGTAAGCCGACACATGAAACAAAAGAATATTGGTTTAGATGTTTTGATGAAGTATGCAGAATATTTAGAATGCAATGTTGAAGATTTTGTTTCACAAAAAGTTAACAGACAAGTTAATGGTTATTTCAAAGATAATAAAATAAATTTTTACGGAGATGACGAGGAAAGACCTGTTATATATGGATTATTTGCAGCTTCTTGGTGGTGGTCTGAAAAGAAAACTATTTTAATTATTGATCACAATGATCCTAAAAATGTTTATTATAATAATTTAACTTTTTACACCGAATGGCAATCAGCAGTTCGTGTTAAAGATGGAGCATTAGGTATATTTCAAGATAAAGATGCTTTAGAACACAAATCAGGAACTATTCATAGAAAATCAGACGATCAATTTTTTTGTAAAGGTTTTTACGATAGTCATGTACAATTATGCTCATTAAAAAGGTTTGCTAGATATATTTGTTCGTACAACTTAGACGATCTTCCTTTATTCTTGGAATAATTACTCACAAATTACTAGAAATTCTTACACATAATTTACATAAAACTTTCGTTTTTTCTGCGAATCAGGTAGATTTTTCGCTTTATTAAATAATTTTTACATATTAATTCTACTCAAAATGAGTAGTGATGACAAAAATGTAACAATTCCACAATCTGCATCTATTATACCCTCATATTTTTTAGATAGGGGAATTGATCACTTTTCACCAACACAAGCTTCAACTCCATTGGATGTTTGGGTTTACAAATATTTACATTGCAACCAAGAAAAAAGAAGGAAGATGAAAAACAGCTCTAAGATGCGCTGTGGTGTTTTGGCAGGAGATAGTGTTGCAGCCATAATGTCAGATAGAGTAAAGCCGTTATACTTCTATGACGATTACAAAAACTGGGATGATAAAAAAGATGAAGCTCAATGGAATAATGATAAAAAATTTATAGATCAAACAATAGATAAAATATTTGAAGCACTCAAAGAATTAAATGTAAAAAAAGAAAAAGCTATATTTGAATATTATGTAAGTCTTGATGATCCACGATTAGATGTGCCAATTATTGGTCGTACTGATATTCAAACACCAAATTTATTAATAGAATTAAAAACAAAATGGAGCATAAAAGCAGGTAAACAAAAAAAAGATGGAACTTTTAGTTATTATTTTCCAAAGCTTAACAAAGACTTTCCTGACGATGTACATTTACAACAAGCAGCTTTTTATTATTTAGCAACAAAAATACCTACTGTTATTGTTCAGGCAACACCAAATGAATATGTCATACATGAAGTTGAAAAACATGATTATAAAAAAGCATTTAACGATCTCGTAATAAATTTAACAAAGAAACAAGAGATTGCAAAATTAGATCATCCTGAAAAATTAGTACAACCAGATTTTAGCCACTACACATGGAACATAGGTGATTCATTTTTAAAAGAAGCAAAGGAGTTATATGGCTACTGAAAATGCCGACAATATTAAATTAAAAGAAGCGATTGTTGAAGTAAGTAAACTTTCACCAAAAGATAAAGTAAGAATTCACAATAAGTATTATGCAACAGTAAATACAAGAAATCATATTTTTAGAAAATACTTTGGTACTGACGCAAGTTATGTTTCACGAGTAGAGTTTCGTGATCCGATTTTTCACAATGATAAAATGATTTTTGCAGGATCAGTAGTAGCAACAACAGAATTATGGATTAAAAAAAATATGATTGCTGTTGGTATTGCTGAGGAGATAAGAAATTCATCACCAGTAAATAAAACAAGTGCAACAGAAAATGCAATGACATCTTCTCTTGGAATTTGTTTGGCACGAGCTGGGTTAGATGGAGGAGAATTTGCGTCTGCTGATGAGATGCAAATTGCAACTCGTAATGGATTAGCCGTTGACGAGTTAAACAATAGTAGTGCAAAAGATACTTCGGAGAAGGATGATAAACATATACTTCCTCCTGAAGATAAAAGTAATATTGATTCTTCTCATGAAGTATCTGAAAGTGAGTTCGTAAGAATAAGCGCAGCTCTTGATGGTACAAAACATCTTGGTCAATTAAAAAGTGTTTACACTAATGATCAAATACCGATTGATGGTAACGAGCAACTAAATAAAATTTACGGAAACAAATTAGCACTATTCACTAGGAATAAACCTAATGACGATGGATGGGATATATAATGGATAAATTTGAATTAAAAGAAGGTAAAGGAAATATAATGCCAAACAAAGATGCTGACGCAAAGCATCATTACTACGGATCAATAAGAGTTTCACGAGATGTAAAGCAAGGTGAGACAATAAAATTACAAGGTTATAAAAATGAAAGTCAAAGTGGAAACAAATACATTGGCTTACAAATGTTGGATAAACGAGAGCAAGATTTATAGTGGAAGATATTTATAATAAAGTAACGGATGTTCTTGAAGAAGCTGACTCTATTGTAGGTGGTGAAAGAAAAATTGCTTATGGTCATTTTGATAAAAACCATGAGGACATTGCTAAAATTTGGAGTGTCATTTTAAAAACTCCAATACGAGCAGATCAAGTAACTTTGTGTATGGCAGGAGTTAAGATCGCAA